GCGGCGGTTTCATAGTCGATAGTCGATAGTCGATAGTCGTTTCATAGTCGAGAGTCGTTAGTCGCTCTCAGAGTCGGAGTCGTTGCCAGAGTCGATAAGGTATCGCTCTCGGATAGAGTCGGGGTCATAGTCGTTGTCCTTGTTGCTGTCGGGGAGTACGGGAGTCACATCCACCTTCTTGACATCCTGATAGCCATAGTTGTTGACTCCGAGGAACACACCCGCCATGGGGTTGATTTTGCCGTTGAGCATGTAGTCCTCCCACAGACATTCCAAAAGTTGGTACGCTTTTTTTACCAAGTCCGTAACGCCTTGCGGCAACGAGGACAGCCCACCCATGGCTCCACTGCCTTGTGTGTTACCTGTCTTGATTTCCCACAGTCTTCTCCTGTCAATCCCTAACGCCATAGCCATACCAGACACGGAGGGCTTCATATCGCTATCCACCATGAGGTTGAAATACTCATTGAGCCTGTTCTGTACCGCAACCTCATCATGCAAATCAATCTTGGGCATGTTCATGAAGTGCAGGTTCATGCTGGTGTACTTGGCATTATCCCCAGCGTCAAGTGTGAGAGAGCTGGTACTCGTGGGCAATCCAATGCCCTTCGGGTTGTTTCTCTTTGTTGCCATAGTCGTTCTTACCTCCTCAGAGAGTCCTCTTTCGGCTCAAAAGAGTCCTCTTTCTTCTTATTCTTATAAAGTAGTTAAAGTAGTTGAAAATCAGTTTTTGCGTAAACTTTCGCTATATAGACCCCCTTATAGGAGACTTTTACGCAAAATCAAGATTTGAACTACTTTTACTACTTCTCCTATAACTTTGCGAAAAGACAAGTAGTAGTCCTACAAAGATTATTTCGCAAATGTCATTTTTGATGATTTTTCAATCCGATTCGGATAATCTGAGGTTTTCGACCGTCACAGTCGCTACCTGCCGCCAGCCCTCGCACCACTCGGCGAGATTTCCTTGCTCAATGTGGCTTGCGATTTCAGTCGGATTGATGTCTGCGATAAGCCCCAAAAGTTCGTCCATAGTCACACCTCACTCGCTTGCCTTGTAGTTGTACAGAGGTTTAATGACCATGAGAATGTCCACCGTCTCGGCGATATTCGCCACGATTTCTGCCATGGGCTTGTAGACCATCGGGCTTTCATCAATCGTGGACTGACTGACCGAGGTAGTGAAGATACCCTTCATGGAGTCCTCAAAGTCGGCGAGACTCACCAGCTCCTTCGCCTTGCTACGGCTCATGATACGACCTGCGCCGTGCGGGGCAGAGTAGTTCCAATCCGGGTTGCCTTTACCTTTGCCGATGATACAGCCGTCTCTCATGTTGATAGGAATGAGCAGGAGTTCACCGGCCTTGGCAGAGATAGCTCCCTTGCGAACCATGTTCGTCTCCAAGTCGATGTAGTTGTGAATGGTCTCGAAACCACCCCAATGGTTCCAGCCCATCACATCGAGAATGGTCTCGGCAATGGCATAGCGGTTGAGGGCGGCGTACCGCTGGCAGATTCTCATGTCGTGCAGATAGTCTTCACGATTCTCGCCGGTGAGGTAGCACAGCTCCTTCGGAATACCGAGAGGGTTCGGGCTGAACTTGCGGTGAAGCTCCCGGATAGCTTTCTCGATTTCCTTCTTTCGTCCCTGCGCCGTGTACTCGGCAATCAACTGCTCCTGCCGCTTGTACAGCAGGTCTTTGCCCGACATGGTCTCCACGGCGAGAGCCTGATAGTACTCTGCTACCTGCTTTCCGAGGTTGCGGCTTCCCGTGTGGATAATGAGGAACTTGTTGCCGTACTCGTCCATGTCGATTTCGATGAAGTGGTTGCCGCCGCCAAGAGTGCCAATGCTTCTCTTAATGCGGTCGATGTCTTTCAGGTGACGGTAGCACCGAAGCTCGTCCAGCATTTCGAAACGAACATACTCGCTCTTGCGCACCTCTCTGCCAGAGGGGATATGCTCACGAATGGCAGAGTCGAGGGCGGCGAAGTCGATGTTGATTTGTCCGAGTTCAACGGTGCGCATACCGCACCCGATGTCTACACCCACGATGTTCGGAATCACCTTGTCGCCCAAGTCGGCGGTGAAGCCGATTACACACCCGGCTCCTGCGTGGACATCGGGCATGATACGAACCTTGCAGTCAGCGAAGACGGGTTGCTTCACGAGAGTGTAAATCTGGTTCAGGGCTTCGGGTTCGATATTGTCAGTGAAGATTTTAAGGTCACTCATTTTGTTACACCACCTCATGCAAAATCTGTTCCAGTCGCTCGGCGCACTTCACGATGAAATCATCGTCCTGCGAGAAAAGTTTGCCGTCCCTCTGCAATCTTTCGAGAGCCATGAGAGAGGAGCTGATTTTCTCTGCGCACTTGGCAACATGGGTTCTATGGTTCGTCTCTGCCGTGATGGGGTAAAAGACGGCGTTCCTGCCAAGCTCTGCCCCGTTGGTCATGACGAACTTGGTACGAGCTGGGGTGATACGCTCGATAGTCAGGGGGATAGTCTTCGGGTAGCGGAAGAACCCCCACCCGATTTGAGTTTTCATTCTGACTCCCACGACATCACCCGGCTTCAAGGTGCTTTTGTCGATTACATCATACATTTTCGCTTTCCTCCTCAAGCCGATGATAGAAGTTCGACAGGACGCTTTTCGCCGCAAGAATACCTTGCTTGTAGCCCTCCTCGTATTTGTAGTTCCCGTTCTTGCCATAGGGATTGTCCCTCATTTTTCGGGAGAGCTGTTCCTGCAAATCCTCATACTGCCATCTGGTCATGTCAAACAATCTCCTTCAATTTCAGACCCCAATAGATTACGAAGCCGCTGGAAGTCGATTTGCGGTCAAACCATTCGGGGTGACGCTCCATTTCGGAATTGAACTTCCTCGCCGACAGCACATAGGCTCCCTCGGACTTCGCCCACATCTTGAACGCTTGGTAGAGGTCTTTCGCCTTGATGTTGGTGCGCTTGCCCTTCTCACCGAAGGGGTTGTTCTCGTCCTCCGGGACTCGCACACAGCGGTTTTCGAGGAATTGAAGCACAAGGTCATTCTCTCGCTCGTACTTCGTCACGACAGACCTCAAGGACTCAGACATGGCGAGACCGTGTTCCTTGTACTTGATATACCCACGCACCAGCCACATGAAAATGCCGCTCATGGCTTCCTGAGAGGTCAGCTCGTCCTTGAGGTGAGTGTCCTGCTCGGCGGGAGAGAAATGCCGGTTGAACTCAATCACCTTGATACGCTCGGAAGCGAACAAGCTCTTGTCCGTCACCATCGGGAGGTCATTACAGGACAGCCAGAGGGTGAACTGCGGCTTGTAGGTGATTGCCGACTGGTACAGCGCACGAGCGGAGATTTCCTCACCACCCGTGAACTGCTTGATTTTCTCCTCGTCCAGCTTGCCGTACTCGTTGGACTCGCTCATGGTGACAAACCGCTTGCCCTTGAGACCGGCGAGGGTAGGAGAAGCCGCTTCTGCGTCCTTTTGCCGGTCTCCTCGGCAAATCATACCGACAGGGGCAACCTTGGCGTAGTCACCGAGCATGGTCTCAATCGTGTTGAGGAGCGTGGACTTGCCGTTGCGGGTGGTCTTGCCGTGCAGAATGAACATGCACTCCTCGTTGCTCATGCCGAGGATGGAGTAGCCAAGGGAGCGTTGCAGGAAATCAGCTTTGTCCTTGTCGTTCTGAGTGACCTCGTCAATGAACTGCTCCCACCGCTCACAGCGAATGTCCCTGCGGACGGTGTGACGGAAGTTGGTCTGCATGGTGAGAAAATCGTCCCACTTGGCTTCCCGGAAAGAGAAGTCCCGCAGAGAGTAGGTTCCGTTCAGGCAGTTTATGAGATAGGGGTCAGCGTCAAAGTCAGTCGCAGAGATACGCAGTTCGCCGGTTGCGTCCTTGAGGATTCGGTCTCTCATGCGTCTGTCACCCATCTTGTTCACGAAGGAGGTGTAGGACTTGCGGGTTTCATCGTCCACGATTTCCCCGCAGTAGAGAATCATCAACCGCACGAAGTCTTTGATTTTCTCCGAGACGAGGATTGCGCCCTCGTCCTTGCGCCATGCACCCTCAAAGTAGGTGTACCAGCTCTTATGCTCGGTGCAGTAACGAGCTTCCCGGTTGTAGAGAATCCCGAACAGGTTCGCCATGCCCATTTCCGACCACTCGAACCCGGAGCTGTACTCGTCAGCTTTCTCAGGGTGGTAGGACTTGATGGTGTACATCTTCTCGGACAGGTCTTCGTCCATAATGACTCTGCCGTTACGAAGCTCGAACAGCTCTCTATCACTTGCCACGGTTGCGTTCACCTCCTGCTGCGATTGCACATTTCTGTTTGTCCTCCACCCACCAAGCGCAGTTATCCTTGCGACACACCCACCCCTCAGGGTTGGTGATTGCCTGAGAAGCCAGCAGGAGGGGACAGTAGAGTTTGTTATCGTTTGACATCGTCCAGCACCCCATATACCAATACGAGAAGGTCTTCGAGGTAGCTTATGATTGCATAGCTTCCATGCGCATGGCCTTTGTCGTAGGCGTATTCCCAAAGTTTTCTTGCTCCATCACGAGTCAGCCCGTGTCCGACCTCGCTTTGAATAGCACGGTAGATGTCCTCATGGATAGCGTCTCTCGCCTTGTTCTTGGCGGTGTTGAGACGAGCAACCTCCGCTTGGTATGCGGCGTTGTTTTCAGCCACCTTGTCACGGTTCCACTTCACGGACTGGTTTTCATCGAAGACATGGTTCTGAGCCACCTTGCGAATGACAGCGGGAACGCACGACATTCCCTGCATACGCTCGTAGTCACTCTGAATCTCGTCCCAGCCCTTAACCGTCATTTTATTCGCCATCGTCAACACCTCCGCACTTCTCATGGCAGACGATACGACCGCTCTTGCACTTGGGGACGAGCATGAAGTGAAGCGCAGGGTCTACAAGGGACACCATCTGCTTCATCAGCTCTCGGATTTCCCACTGCGCTCTCAGGCACAGCCGTTCGTTGCTCATGTGAATCAGCTCTCGCAGATTGCAGGAGAGGAATAGGGCGGTCTCACAGGCGTTGGGGAGGACATACCGAGCGTCCTCGTTGGGAACTCCAACCTTTTGGGACAGCTCGTAAAACTCTGCGATATGATTCAGCACCAAGCCGTAATCCCATTTACCGCCCAGCTCCTCAATAGAGCGTGGCAGTACCGCCGAGAAACCATCCTCCGAGCAGTATCGCTGAGACCGCTGAGTGAAGCTACAGTGCCTATGCCGCACGAGCTGGTGAGAACAGGCACGGGAGATACCCTCGATTTTGAAGGTGAAGTAGATATGCTCGAACACGCTATGGTGTCCGTTGCGGTACAGGTGCTTCACCAGCCCAAGCGGGTTCTTGGGGTCGCTGTCATAGCAGATACTTGCGATTGCCGCAATGGTATTGATAGGGTCAGGCGTTGCCTGAATGAGTGTGACAAACATGGTGAACCTCCTTATTTATTCATTACTCGCTCCAAGAGCTGTTCGTACAGATTCTTGTACAGGTCTCTCTCGATTTCCTCCCGGCACTGGATGTCAGCTTTCGGGTCGGGAGTGTTCGCCGCCTGTTGCGGAGCTTCCTCCATGCTGGCAGAACGGATACCGAGCGAATACAGCAGAGCGGAGTCAATCTGCTTCATTTCCTCAGCCGTGCAGGAACGGACGAAGCCGTAAAGCCGTTCTTTCGAGACCGTCTGGATGTTCTCGCACAGGGCGGTCGAAGGAACTTTGCACTGAACCGGCACATGCGTGGGCATGGGCTTCTTCTCCTGAGAGGTCAGGAACACAACCTCCACATTGGGAGAGTACCTGTTGGCGAGGTCGTTGGAAACGATAACGCCGGGTCTATGACCACCCTGCTCGGAGCCAGAGACGGGAGAGTGAGCAATGAAGAAGATGTCCCCCCCGGTAAAAGTCTTGAGTCATGATGTAATCCTCCTTAATCTGAATGAGATAATTTATTGCCTTGTTGTGATTAGATAATAACACGGAAAAGATTATTTGTCAACCCTCTCGGAAATATTTTTTATCTTTTCCGTGTTATATCTTATCTCTTGTAACGAGTCACGCTGTTACAGATGGTTCGGATTTCGTTTCGGTCGAGGGGCGGGTCACAGGCCACCATGTTGGCGTACAACAGCTCGTCATAGATTTGCTGTTTGCTGTACCCCTGATTGTGGAGCATACCTGCGAGAGAAGTCAGACAGATGTTCCGACTTCCATCGGGAATCCGAGGATAAACGGGACGGAGCTTTATACGGTTGTTCTCAGGAAGACTCCATATCGGAGAGTAAATCCTGCCGCCGTATCGCTCCCCGGCCTTTTCCTCTCTGGTCTCAGGGAAGTACTTTTCCACCACACAATCAATGGCTCCTTGGTCTTCCACAATGGTGTCGTACAGGAGCGTATCGCCGGTCATGATGAAGTACCGAGCCGCTTTGTAAATCTCCACCCCTGCGAGGTTGTTCTTGCCCTTGAAGGGGAGAGTCCCCCTGAGCAGTATGTGAAAGCCCCTGCCGCTCTTGGACTTCTCGGTGTAGCTCTCACACAGCCCTATGATTTCTGCCGCCAGAGGGGAGAGGAAACCGTCTTGGTCATACCCATCGTCAATGTCAATCCCCACATAGCCATTATCATCGAACACGAACCCGCAGTAGTCATAGTGTCCCTCCGACACGGCTTGCAAGCCGTGTCGAAGGAAGACCATGTTTCAGGATTGGTAGAGGAAGCGGCTTCTGGTGCGGTCGCTTTCATCGGAACTTTGCTGTCGCTACGAGTACAGACCCACTGATTCAGTTGTTTCAGTTCTTCGGGAATGTTCTCGTAGCGTGTCAAATCAGGTTCCTCCTCTTAGCGACCTTGCGCTCCAACTCGTTGACCAAAGCCCACACTCTGTCCTGCTTGATGTTCTTGGTCACGGAGACCTTGTAGACATTGTCAGGAATGGTATCGCCCTCCTGATAGATGAACAGCAGAATCTCTCTTTCGCTGTCGGTGAAGCTCTTCAAGGCGTTCTCACAGGCGTACCAGTTCTGCTTATCAGCGTCAGAGCGGAACTTGGGGTTGGGGTGTCGAGCGTAGAACTTCATGCAGTGCTGGATGTAATCGGTATAGAAAGTTCTCATTCCTCAACCTCCGCTTTGTCCTCAGTCTTCTTGGGAGTGGTGCGCTTAAAGACCTCGCCCTCGAAGTACCACTCGTTGTTGATGTTGATGGGGTAGCCCTCCACATCGGACTTTTTCATCTCACCGTGGTCGATGATGTGCTGAGCGGAAGCAACCGCCATCTGGTTTTTCACCAAGTCCTTGCCGGTGCGAAGCAGGAAAGTCACTTTCCCGTTCACGCTTTTCAGCTTATAGTTCATTGTTTGCCCTCCTTGTTCCATTCGGCAATGTCAATGCCGTATCGTTCCAGCTTGTGCCTACACAGCCAAGCCATGTCCTCGTTGCCCATTTCGTACCGCTTTTCCAGAGCGTCCAGCTCGGCGGCATAGCTCTCAAAGAACCTCCTCAGCCGCTTCTTCCCAAAGCCGAACCGCTCATGCAGAACCCACAGAATGACGGAGTTCATTTCAAGCTCGTTCTTTCTGTCGAACTCGGCGCACTGACGGAGTATTTCAGCGTCAATGGCTTTCTGCTCCTTTGCGCTGAACTTCACAGCAAAGATGTGACCTCGGTTCTTCTTGAATATCGGCATATCAGACACCCACCACATGAGACGCAATCATGTCTGCGTGATGTGTCCAGAGTACATTCGGGAACTTGTGAACAGCGTCAGTGAAGCTCCTCCAATGCTCTTTGTCGGTGAAAGCACCCATGTGGTAGAGAATACACATGGACTCCTCCTCGGTCAGCGTCATGTGCTGAGACAGGAGAATGACCGATTTATCTCCATGTCCCTTGACGAGCGTGTTGGGGTTGTACTCCCACGCTTGCTCGTCATAGATGGTGGTCTCCTCGGAGCCGACATAAAGCGTCTCCTTGATGGGGTGGCGGTACTGGTCGATTTTGCACAGGTCGTGGAACATACCCACAATGAAGGGGCTTTCCACTCTGCGCCATTTCAGACCATTCTTCGCAGACAGGTCTACGAGCGTGTTCATTACCATCAGCGAATGGTCGAACAGACCGCCCTCGTATGCCCCGTGGTACTTGGTGCTTGCCGGGGCGTGAAAGAAGCCGTTTTCCATCAGGTAGGTCTTGAACTCACGAGACACGATTCTGTCCAGACCTGCGGCTTCAAAAAGCTGTACTCGCTCTAATTCAGTCATTGGCTTTCTCCTTCATCAGTTCACAGATGAACGCCATGTTGCAAGCCATGTGCTTGTAATGCTCGATACCGCTCTCAGCGTCCTTGGAGTTGTTGTCTTCGATGAAGGACAGCCAGTGCCGGTAAAAAGCGTCAATATAGCGTTGCAGTTCGACTTTCTTCCAGTTGTCGGGGTCGTGGTACTTCTCCGTGCCATACTCCCGAACGACCGCAATGTCACGAATGATTTGAACCGGGACGAGGGAGAGCTTCGCTTTTCCCATATCGTCCTTTGCAATCTCCATATCATTTCCTCCTACTCCGCAAAGCCCTGCGTAAAGCCCGCTCCCTCTGCGTGTAAAGGCCATTCATGGTTTCACGCCACTTGCGCTCCTTCTCCTTGAGCTTTTCATATTCTTGCTTCTCAGACAGGTATTGGGCGCAAGTGGCATGACAACCAGCATGGCGTTTGGGTGCTACACAGTCCTTGCAACACTTGATTGCCACGAATTACAGACTGCTGAGCAGAGCCTCAAGGTCAAGCCCTTTTGCCGCAGGAGCGGGAGCGGCGGTGGCGGGAGCCGGGACGGTAGCAGGTTTCGCAGTGGCGGGAGCGGCTTCGGTCTCACCGAGCGTCAGCGCACGGGCAACCGGCTCAGTGTCGAAGTACTCTGCCGGGGACTTCTCGCCGAGGTTGGCGAAAGTGACCATCTTGTTCGGGTCTTTGTTGGAAGGGAGCTTGATGTGTACCACCTCAGCACAGATGAAGTGGTCGATAAGCTCTGCCGGGTCGATGTCTTCCAAGGTGTAGTCACCCATCACGGTCTTGGCGAAGTAGGAAAAGGCGTTCAAAGCCTTTTCGTTCAGCTCGTCATTGTTGTCCTTGATGGAGAATCGCTCGGTATGGGTCATGCCAGCGGCGTTCACCAGCTTGACCTCAATCTTGCCAAACTCCTCGTCATAGGTAGCGGCATACACACGGAACACATAGGTTCCTTCGGGAATGAGAGTGAAACCACTCGTCATCGGGATTCGTGCCATTGTCTTTGTCCTCCTTACTTCTTCTTTGCGCTCACATACATGGCGTAGCCCACAATCAGAATCAGCTCAACCAGAATGGTAGAAACCACGCCAGCCACAAACGGGTCGATATACATGGTCTTCACCTCACTCCTCGTAATCGGTCGGGAAAATCAGGCCGATTACTTCCTCGTCAGAGACGAGACAGGCGGGACGCTTGATAACCAGAGCCTTGCCCTCGCTGGTCTCGCTCTCGGTATCGAACTGAGCGTACATTTCGACAGTGTCCTTGCGCTCAATGAGGGCGTAGGAGCCGTTGTCAATGGCAACCTTGCTCTGCCTGTCCTCGGTCTCGTAAATGCGGACGCAGTCCTTAATGACCCCATCGGCATACGGCATGACAGCTTTGGCGAGGTCGCAGGGGTTGGTGAAGCTGTCGTAGTTGATGATGTTCTCCACGAAATCGGGCATGTCGGCAATGTCAGCACAGGTGACGCTACGGATGTCCTCCGGGATTTTCATGAACACTCGCTCGGAAGCAAGCCAGCGTTCACCATTCTTGCGATTGTACACGATACCGTCAGACCCAAGAGCCTTTACGAATTTCTGAAACTTCATGATAATCCTCCTTATTTCACAGTCATGCGGTACTGCTCAGACTTCTTCTGGTACTTCTCAAGCAGACCGTCAGCTTCCAGAGCTTTCTTGTCGATGGTGGTGGTCTCCGAACGAGATACCGTCCAAGTGTAGGTCGAACCCTTGATTTCGACCTTCTTGTCACCGTCACGGAACTGCGTCATAGCGTGTTCCTTGATGATGTCGGAAATCTCTTTCAGCCGCTTCTCCTTGTCGGCGATTGCGGCGGCGGTCATATCGACCTCCTTCTTGAGACCTTCGGCTTCCTTAATGAGAGCGTCAATGTCGGTGTCCGGGGTGAGATTGTGGGTGCGCAGAGCCGCCAGAATCTCAGCGTCCTTCTTCTCGTCATAGACCGGGGAGATACCACCCGTCACATACTCGCCCCACCAAGACTTCACCTCAGCGACCATGCGCTCGAAGTCCGGGTAACGCTCACTGACCTTGAACTCCACCGTGATGGTGTTCTTGATGTTGGGGACGAACTTGGACGGGTCTTCGTAGTCCTTCTCCTCAAGGAAGGAAGCGACCATAATGACATTGTCCACACCGAGCAGGTAGGCGTAGAGAGCCGCCTGTAATGCGTAGTACTCAGGAGCGTCATTCTGCCAGTCCTCGATACGCTTGGTGGTCTTCATTTCGAGTACGGTGTCCACCGTGCCGTTCTCGTCCACACCGAGATAGTCCCACATGCCGCCGAAGTAGGGGTTCTCCGGGAAGAAATCGCCCCAAGTCTTGTTGAAATAGTCCTGCCCGTAGCGGTCGGTGGGAGTAATCAAGTCCATGCCGTAGGACTTCTTCATGTACTCGGCCTGTTTCGGCTCGATGGTCTTACCGGCAATGGTGTAGATGGTGTCCTCGAAGGGCTTCTCGTAGGTCTTGGTGATAGCGCACCACATTTCAAACGGGGTAGACCAAGGGTTCAGGCCGAGAATGGTGGCAAAGCGTGTGCCGGTGACTTTCTTGGTGCGCTTGGGCGGCGTAATCTGAATCTGCTTGGAGTCAAGCCACTTCATCACTCATTTCCTCCTTCCAGCATGGCGGTGATTCGGGTAATCAGGGCTTCGCAGTCGGACTTGCTGATTTCGGTGAACCCCTTGGTCTGCACCGCAATCTGAGCAATCAGCTCCTCCTTAGTGGGGTCGCTGTCCTTGAGCTTCTTGAGGACGCTCTTGAGACCCTTAATCTGCAAGGTGGTGGCATTGTCAGCCGGTGCGGTCAGCTCCTCCTTGACCTCCTGACGCTGTTGGGGAGTAGCGGGAGCCTTGGGAGCGGCGGGGGCGGGAGCGGTGTCAGCAGGGACAGGCTTGCCAGCGTTTGCGTCAATGGTGTCGCTCTCGCAGATGTCCAGTGCCATCATGTAGAGGTAGCGGCGCATGTAGGTGATGGACGAACCAAGGGCTTGCATTTCGTTGGTGGCCTGTTTGCCGGTGTTGCTCATGATAGGAGCAATCTGGTTGAAGGGAGCCACGAACGAAACGGTGTCCTCCGGGTTGTCGGTGTTGATAATCGTCATAGTGCCGGTATCAGCGGTGAAGTTCACCACAGGCACGAGACCGATTGCCGAGAAGATACGGATTGCCGGGGGAACAATATCGTCCAGCTCGAAGTACTTGAACGACAGGTGCATGTTCTTGCCGGTCTTCTGGACATCGGCGTTGAGGAACTGCTCTCTCGCCTTAATGAGTTTTTGATAGACATTCTCGGTTTTAGTGGTCGTTGCCATTGCTTTTGTCCTCCTTGTTGTTTTCTTCTTTTCGGGCTTGATACCCAAAAAGTCATTGACTCGCTTTCGTGCCATGTCGATGTAGAACTGCTTGTCCACATCGGCAATGGTCAGGTGGTTATCGTTGTCGATGATACAATGCTCCGGGAGCATTTCGATTTTGGCGGTAGACTCGTTCTCAGCCTTGACTTTGAACAGCTTCCCGTATCGCTCGTCTGCCGTTGCATATACCCGGTTCACTCGCTGTACCGGGACTTGTACGCCATCGACAAGGTGATATGCTTCACGATATTTCGCCCCAGCCTTTGCAATAATCTGGAACTGGAAAATATCGTCACAGCCATTGATGGTGTCTTCCACGGGTGTACCGTGAACGAAGTACTCTCGGAGAGCGGTCGCAACGATACAGCAGGAATTGTTGATTTTCCAAGCACCCACGCTGGAAATGCCCTTGACAAGATAGCCGCCCTTTTCTTTGACCTCTTCGCTCGGTTGCACTTCGATATAGTTGTTCACATCCTTCTGCGCAATCTTCATCACGGAGTCTTCTTCCAGCTCAAAGCCGGTGCGCTTCTGCCACTCGTCACAGATTTCGTCCAGCTTTCCGAGGTCGGCTCGATTGCACTCGACCATGATACCGTCCGTGTTGAGCTGGACGATTTTCAGCCCCGGAATGTCAGCGTACAGGTGTTCAGCCAGCTCAAGGAGGAACAACTGCCCGGTGATACACACAGAGCGTCCCATGAGGGGGTCAAACAGGTCGTTGTACCTGTTGAGCAGTGCGCCGTAGGTCGTGTTCACAACCAGCTTGAGGGCGTTTGCGGTGGCCTTGTCTCCGCTTGCCTTGGCTTTCATACGGGTTTCCAGCACTTCCTCGAAGACCTGCGCCGAGGGGATGTTGCGGGAGGTGTAACCACACAGCGTCATGAGGTGCGGGTAGTAACTCGCCACATCCTTGTTGCGGATAACCCGTTCATCGGTCTCCTCGAAGAAGTAGTTCGGGATTGCGGCGTGAATACCACCATATCCCACGACACCGGGACACTCACCGATGGAGAATGTCTGCTTCTCGCTGAACAGCTCCGTGTCCGAGATTGACGGGTCGTACATCTTGTCAAAGAAATCGAAAATCTCCTGCGGGATGTACTCTCGCTTGAGGTGCGAAGGGTACACATACTTGCGTTCATCGTCATGGGGTTGCTTGGTCGCTTTCAGCAGGGCGGCGGTCAGCTTGGCGTTGGTCATGCCCATGGCTTTCACATCGTCCAGCCCCGCCAGTTTGCCAATGTGGACTTTGTTCTTGAGATAGTCCTTCCGAAGCTCCACAAGCCGCTCAGTCGTGTCAACATCGTGCATACAGTACTTGGCGGTCTCTTTCAGCTCGTCTTCGGTCAAAGCCCGGTCGATGTCGAAGGGGACGGTGGACTCCTCAACGGACAGTCCTAAGTGACCCTCAATGGCCTTGAGGGACAAGCCCATCTGCATATCGTCTTTGATGTCCACATTGTTGAAGCGGAAGAAGAAATCCCTCAGGGCGGGGTATTCCCAACCCTGACCACCTCCAATGAGGTAGTCATTGACCGCTTTCACTTCCTGCGGTACGAAGCCACAGCAGATAGCCTTGATGATGAATTGGTCGTAGTGTTTGGAGTTGAAACCCACATAGATGTTGTCCTCGGTAATGCACTGTTTCAGCTCCTCGTTGTCGTTGTGGACGATGGTGTACTTGCCGGTCTCTGTGTCCTTGAAGACCACAAGCCAGTCTTCGCAGAAGACCTCCACATCGTAGACAATCAGTCTCACTGGTTCACCTCCTATTCCACGAAATAACAACCGTTTTTACGGTAGGTAGTACAACGCTTTTTGTAGGACTTCACGAGGTATGCGACATCGTCAACGAAGTCATAGGCGATAGGTTCTGCCTTACCATCGAAGACACGAGCGATTCTGCCAATGCTCTGCGTCACGACAGCGTAGTCCTTCTGAGGGGTGGTGAGGAACAGCCGCTCCAAGCGGGGTATGTCCAACCCCTCTTTCGCCAGAGAGTAGGTTGCGAACAGGTACTTTTTCCTACCTGAGCGCATGTCCTCAATGGCTTTCTCTCGCTCCGCTTTGCCCTTCTTCGTTGTCATTTTGCCGCTCACCATCACAGCGTCCCGTCTCATGTGCGCTGGTAGCCAGTTCATGAGGTGTTCCAAGTGACTGAGCCGGTCGGAGAGAATCAGACAGCTCTTGCCCTCGTTGAGCTTGATGGTGTTCACAATCACTTCCTCCCGGCGTAGGTTTTCGGTGAGGTAAGTGACCATCTTCATGTAGTTCAGTGTCCCATCGGTGTTCAGGCAATCTCGGCTAAGTTCCACCCCTGTCGCAATGGGGAGAATACCAACCTTCATGATTTTGTCACCCACCGCCTTGTCAGGAACGGTGTATATAACATGACCGAGCAGGGCGTAGGTGGCTTCAATCATGCCGTCAGACCGATGTACCGTTGCCGAGAGACCGATTTTGTGCCGAGCGGACAAACTGTTCAGCACCTTGTAGAACTGCGTCATGGCGGTCGGTGTCCCGGAACAGCGGTGGCACTCGTCCACGATGATGGTGTCCCACAGGTCTTTGTACTGAGCCAGATTGAGCTTGCACATGGTCTGGATGGTGGCAAAGGTGATACCGCTTCCGATATTGACCTTGCCCTCGGTGATGGTTCCGATAACCCGCTTGTCCATGTACAGTTCTGCTCGTTCTTTGCTCTGCCTGAGCAAGTCCAGCGTGTGAGTCAGCCAAAGGGCTTTCTTCCCAAACCGCTTCACAAGGGCAATGCCCATTTGGGTTTTTCCGCTTCCTGCGGGGCTTTGCAAAATACCGTACTGTCCAGCCGCCACAGCGTCCACAGCGGCCTTTTGGTAGTCATAGAGGGGAATATCCACCCCTCCATAAGAGACCTCCTCAGCGGCCTTAAAATCGCCTATGAAGACAGCGTTCTTTCGGACGGACTCAGGGAGTGACCTCAGCGTTCCGAACGGTAGAACGATACTGGTTCCTCTCTGCTCGTATAAGCAGAGGGTCTTCGGTGTGTTGCCGAGCCACAAGTTCATGCGGACTTTCTTCTGGTACTCAGGGTTCGCAATCCGCATGTGCTTACTGCACCACACGAGCAGTTCTGCCGAGGGGTTGTCGATGGTCAGAGTGTTCGAGACGGTGATTATCATGCAAACACCACCCACGCTTCCAGTACTCGCCCATAGAAGCACATGTCCCTGAAGCTGATACTCGATTGAGTCTTGGACAGGCGTTTCAGCGTGTCATAATCGAGCATGAAGATGTATCCTTCGCACTTGAGGGCGAACCAGCCAGTTCCGTTCCCGCTTTCCTGCCAAGCTCTCATGGCGGTGTGCTGATTGTCCTCGATACGGGAGAATGGGAATCTCCCTCTCGAACAGACTTTGCAGTCAATCAGATAAGACTTGCCGTCTCTGACCGCAATCACATCGGCGGGTTGCCCAGCTTGGTTTTGAGCGAGGTTGTGACACCAGAACCCCTCCCGAAAGAGGATTTCGCAGAAGACGGACTCGAAGCTATTTCCGAGCTTCTTGTTTGTCATTGCGTAACACCTCCTCGTACTCGTCCATAAGACCGAGAATCTTGGTGGAATAGGCGGTGCTTGTGACCCCATTCTCCCATGCCTTTTGCGCTCCGTAATTTCCCATGTTGTATGCCATGAGAGCCTTGCCGTAATCACCGTACTTCTCAATGTAGCTACCGATGATGGTGATACCGCAGAAAGCGTTCTGGTACGGATTGAGGAAGTCAGCCGTTCTGTACTTCTCCTCAAGCCACTCGTGGTTTATGGCATTGATTTGCATGAGACCGTAATCGTTGGTGGAGCTTACCACCTCCGGGTTGAATCCGCTCTCATGTTCAATCATGGCGAGAGCCAGTGTCACCGGGACACCTTTGTCTGCGCAGATTTCGTAGATGTACCTCTGCAAAGAGTCTGACAGGGGAACATCGAACAGGAACACTTCGGTCTCCTGCGGTAAACCGTCCGTCTCGTGAACCGGGACTTCGATGGTTTTAGTGACAGTCACCGTCTTGTGCGGTGTGGTGAGAACTCCAAGCAGATAACCTGCCGCTCCTCCTGCCAGCACCAGCACGGCAAGGAAGACACCGAGCTTTTTCAGGTTGTACTTGGGTCTCTTTTTGCTTTCTCTACATTGCGTAGCCATTTTTGAAAATCCTCCTCATTTTTCGGGTCTGCATAGAACTTCTCCAAGAGACCCATCAAGGGTCGTGCGAGGTCTGATACTTGGGAGTCACTGAGACTCGTATTCAGTGAGGATTTTGTCACATTCATCCAGAACCACCTTAGCCTTGGGGTAGGTATAGACCCCACGAACAATGCTCGACATTTCGGGTGGCTGAACTGTGATACCTCGCTTACGCAGTTCAAGAATCAAATCCACCTGCTTAATACCAAGCCGCTTCATTCGCTCCTGAATATGACTCATGCTTTTACCTCCTCTCATGATTCAGAAAACGAGAATTGCCTTGACAGTAAGCCGAATTGATGTTATTACTCTTATAGGAGCAATCAAACCTCAACCTCCTCGAAACTGCCACTTTCAAGGGGGTCGGCTTCTTATTGTCAATTCGCTATTCCCGAACTTCTTGGTCTTATTATAGTTCTTCTTTTGCGAATTGTCAAGAGGGTAATTCAAATAATCCGAATTAAAATTTGCGGAAGGAGAATTGCAATGTCTTTCAAAGAGAACATCAATCGGATTTGCCTTGAGCGTGGGACAAACCTCACGGCGGTTGTGAAAGAGGTAAAGGGTTCGTCCTCGTTCACCAGTGCAATCAACAAGGGGTCTCTGCCCAAGGAAGAAGAAATGGTGGCAATGGCTAAAATCCTGCACTGTTCCGTCATTGACTTCTTCATGGACGAAGAAGACCTCGCTCCGAAGGACACCCCTCAGAACGAGGACGAAGAAGATTTGCTCAGAATCTACCGTTCGCTTTCCAGACGGAGCAAACACGAGTTCATGAGCATGGCCTATGAATATGAGAACCGTGAAGAATTGGAGGGGGATAAAGAAGTTCCTACGAACGGAGAAGATAGTCCCCATAGAATTGCTCATGCGTAAAAAGGCGTTGGAGGTGATACTACGAAAGCGGTAATCTATGCCAGATATTCGAGCCATAGCCAAAGGGAAGAATCCATAGAGGGACAGCTTCGGGAGTGTCACGACTTTGCGCTGAAAAACGGAATGACCATCATCGGTGAGTACTGCGATAAGGCAATCTCAGGAAAGACCGACAATCGACCGAGCTTCCAACGGCTCATAAAGGACAGCGAGAAGGGGCAGTTTGAAGCGGTGATAATGTATACCCTTGACCGTTTCGCTCGAAATAGGTACGACTCTGCCATCTACAAAGCAAAACTGAAAAAGAACGGTGTGCGGGTCTACTATGCCAAACAGCCAATGCCCGACACGCCAGAGGGCATTATCCTTGAGTCCGTGTTGGAGGGGTATGCCGAGTACTACTCGGAGAACCTGTCACGCAACATCAAACGGGGCATGAAGGAAAACGCATTGCAGTGCATTGCCAACGGTGGAGCCGGTATGCCCTTGGGGTACACGGTAGGCGAAGACAGAAGGTACAAGATAGACCCCGTTGGAGCAAGAATCGTTCAAGAGATTTTCCAGATGTACGCTGACGGTATGTCGGCTACGCAAATCATCAACGAGTGCAACAAGCGTGGCTATAAGACCGCACGAGGAAATGCGTTCAACAAAAATAGCCTACGCACCATGTTGAAGAACGACAGGTACATAGGCGTATATCGGTTTGCGGATGTCGTGGTGGAGGGTGGTGTCCCGCCCATCATAAGCCGGGAGCTGTTTGACAAGGTTCAAGCTACCCTCAAGCACAACTATTCAGCCCGTGCAAGGAACAAGGCCAAGGACGATTACCTTCTCACCGCCAAGCTGTTTTGCGGTCACTGCGGCTCCTCCATGGTGGGAGAGAGCGGCACTTCAAAGTCTGGAAAGCTCCATCACTACTACAAGTGCATAGAGCGCAAGCGCAAGCACAAGTGTAATAAGGCCGTGGAGAAGAAAGACTGGATGGAGGAGTTGGTGGTTCGCTTCACTGTCCAAAAAGTGCTGACCGATGAAAACATAGAGCGCATTGCGGTCAAGGCCATGGAGATTATCGAGAAGGAGTCTGCTGACACCACCTACATTGATGGTCTACGAAACGAGCTGAAAGAGGTTAAGAAGAAAATCAAGAACCTCATGACTGCCATCGAGCAGGGCATTATCACCCCGTCCACCAAGGAGAGGATGGACGAGCTGGAACTTGAGAAGAACGAGATAGAGGGAAGAATCGCCAGCGAGGAAATGAAAAAGCCACTCCTGACGAAAGAGCGCATAATGTACTGGCTCTACTCGTTCAAGAGTGGCAATATAGATGATGTCGAGTACAAGCGTAGGGTGATAGACACGCTGGTGAACTCGGTGTATGTCTATGATGAAGGGGACAAAGGGAGAAGAATTGTCTTCACCTTCAACATATCAGGGCAAAACACCGCTACGCTCTCGTGTTCGGATATAGCGTGTTTCGCTCCACCAAACAGTGCAAATCCGAACACCTTGTTTTTCGTCAAACATTGCTTCGGATTTGTTATGAACATAGAGGAGGTAGGCTGATTATGCCTACCTCCTCTTGTTGTGTGAAGTTATTGTTCTTGTTCTTGGCGAAGTAGTTAAAGTAGTTGTTCTTGGGTTTTTGCGTGTAACTTTTGCTTAGTATGCGCATATATAGAGAAAGTTTACGCAAAAACCGATTTTGAACTACTTTTACTACTTCTGCTCGGCCTGTTTCAGCTCCAAGACAGCGGACTCAATGAGGTTGTCAATCTCCTCGGTGTTCAGGGTGAAGCCCTTGCTGTTGAGGAAATCCAGCACATATTTCTTCTTTTCCTCACCTCTGCCACTGCCCACATAGAGCATTTCTGCCGCTTGCACGGCAACCTGCACCCACAGCTTGATGGTCTTGAACTGCTCGTCCGTGGTTTTCGCCTTGATATAGGGAATCAAGAAAGCGGAAATCAGGGAGATAATCAGGGTCAGAACTGCGGTGATGATGGGAGTAAGGTCAATCATGGTTAAAATCCTCCTTGTTCATTGAAAGATTGCTCAGTCGGTTCGACATTGTACTGTTTCATCAGCTTAATGCGATTCTCGACCTTTGCTTTTGTGTAGTAGAAGCCAGTCCCCGTTGCGGTCTCTGCGGCAACGGCTGGAATGAGATATGCCATCGGAGAGAGGTCGCAGGTTCGCCACATCATGACGAGAGCGAACGCAATCACCACGATGTTGATAACGAACACTGCCACCACAATTCTCTTGGAGAACTCCCAAACGGGTTTCTGCTTCTTCCGTCTGCGCCGTGGCATTAGAGCTTCTGGACGAAGTCAAGCGAAATCCAACCAGCCCCGGATTTCAGCTTGCCCCACTTGGTAGCACCCTGACCGTCCTGCTCCTCAACGATGGTGTAGACACCCGGCTTGATGAAGCCGTTCGTGCCGTAGTTCGTGCCAGCACCCCTGCGGATATACAGGTCGGTGGCGGTCACACGCACGATATAGGGAACAGAAGCGGTGGAAGTACCGCCCTTCTCGTACACTACCTTGCCGCTCTCGTCAAAGACCTTGTAGCCGGGGTTCTTGTCCACCAGAGACTTGGCGTTTGCCAGAACGGAGAAAGCACCGAGCTGACTCTTTGTGTCAGACCAGCTCTTACGCACCCTGTAGAGGGTTTTCTGAGCAGGGGGCTTCGGCGGTGCGGGTGTGTCGGAAGCATTGCCGAGAAGTTTGTTGACCTCTACGGCAATCTGAGCATGTCTGTTGTACAGATAATCGCCGGGACACGCTTTCTGTGCGAACCAGCGGTGTACAGTCATGTTCTGCTCACTGACTTTCCCCACAAGGGACTTGTCCCCTTTCCAGAGGAGCTTCTTAATGCCGTTGCGCTTGCAGATGTCTGCAACCAGCCTGACCAGAGCATTGTACGCTTGGTCTGTCACGGCATAGGGGTGGGTGGTGTCACTCGCCACCTCGATTGTGATTGCCCGGTGGTCATTGTCTGCGCCAGAGATACCGTTTACCCGGATAGGGTTCCCGTACTTGTCAGTGCCACCAGAACACCAAGAGCGGTTCTTTTCCTCAACGGACAGGCCGATAGAACCGTCTTTACCCACGACATAGTTTGCCGAACACTGCCTGTCCGTGTTGGCAAAGTAATCGCACCCCTGCTTTGCCGTCCACTGTCCGACAATGCAGTGAATGGTGATGGTGTCAATGATGTGCTTTCTCTGCCCGGAATGGTTCGAGGTGAGCTTGGTGTAGGTCACGAGTGGGCTGTTTGTGTAAGCCATGCTATCAATCCTCCTTACAAGAAAGTGTTTTCGTTGGAGCAGTTCTGATAGACTCTCTTGATGTTCTCGATAGCCAGAACAGCCTTGTTGTTCTCGTACTCAGGATGTTCGGCGCAGAACTTCTCGTACCGAGTGACATCATCGAGAATCTGGTCGAAATGCTCTTTCGTATGTTTTTGCTCGTGCAGGATTTCATCGTTGAAGCGTAAAATCCTATACCGGCATGTAGTAGCTTCGTTCTCGGCAATCATCTTCGCCAAACGGTTCAGGCTTTCCAGATTGTTGAGTTGAGCCGTTTGAATGGCGGCAATGGTCTCCGAAAACTGCTTCTGGATTTTGACACTCTGCTCATGCCACTTCGGATAATTGCTTGCCTGTTCGATTACCTCCTGCATCTTTTTCTCTTTTTCTTCTTCCTGCTTATACTTCTCAATCAGGTGGTTTTTGACGATGGTGTACAACTTCCAGAGGAATACCAGTGCGACAATGACTACCGCAACCGTGGAAATCGTAATATCGCCAAAAACCTTCAAAAACTCGTCCATCGGGCTTCTCCTTCGCTGAAATTACTTAGTAGGGGTGTATTCCTCCCACCCCTGCGGGTAGGCTTCGGGAGACCACACATTGCCGTCAATCAACGACCTGTAGAGCTTGTCCTTGTACTGGACAATGTCCCCGGTGTTGTATGCGTCATGTGTGCCGATGGGCTGAGTCCAGATGGGGTAGCCCTCCTCGTTGAGACCGAGGGGTGTGTACAGGGCAGGAACAGCGTCAGGTCTCCAATCGTCCTGAGAGGTGTGAGCCTGTGCCACACGATAGAGCTGGGGGTCTCCCACGCTGTTCACGCCGTAGGTGAAACGGTCGTTCACCTTGTAGTTCACACCGACCTTCCAAGGACGATACAGCGCAACGCAAATCAGGGCGGTGTCCTCGTCCAGACTCGCACCTGCGTAGTCCATAGCGTCACGGATTGCTTTTGCCTGTTCAATCATGCTCATACGCTCACCCCCACAATTTCCAGAGCTTCCTTCATGTCCTGCACAATGCTTGCACCCTCGTTGATTTCAAGCGTCCTGCCGGTGATAAGCCAGTTGCTCATGTTTCCTTCGATTTCCTCTCGCAGACCTTCTTTGCCAGCCAGATGGAAAGTGTACTCGTCATACTCGAACATGGTGACTTCACGCTCGGTCATTTCATCGACCATGGTGATGTCCTTGATGTTCTCCCTCAGACGCACTTCCACATACCCCGGCATGGGTGCGAACGGTTCAATGGTGAGCGAGTTGGGAGAGACATTTCCTCTTACTCTCATTGCTGATAACCTCCTTCAACTTCTTGATGTTGACTGTCTCGCAGTACTTCTTCCTCATTGCGTAGGAATTGGTATGCTTGAAACAGGCGCACCGGGAGATAAACCCGGAAGCGATTCTGTATGCGATAGGTCGGTTTTCTCTCTGTAGTTTCTGGATAAACCTGCTTTGCCGCATGAGAGCCAATGCTCTCCGCTTGCGAATGGTGGTGAAGCCCACGCCAAAACATCGTCCCACGAAGTCTATCTTTCGCCCTCTGCGGCCTGACCTATCTTTGCAGTACTGCTGAATACGAAAGAGCTGATAGTCATGCTTGATGGACAGGCCAAGCTCACCCACGAACTCGAAGATGTCATGGAGAGCTTTTCTCAGCTTTCGTTTATTGCTGTCAATCAGTACCAAATCGTCAGCATATCGGACATAGTGTCGGATTCTGTGCTTCTGCTTGATAAGATTGTCCAGCGGTTGCAGGTACAGCTCTGCCAGCCAAGGCGAGGTGTAGTTTCCGATGGGAAGCCCTTGTTCGTGGGAGTCAATCACCTTGAAGATGATTTGCAGGAACTTTTCGTCTTTGATTTTCTCCCGCAGACGGGCTTTCAGTTTGCCGTGAGGAATGGACGGGTAGAACTTGCTTATGTCCATCTTCACGCAGTACTTGGCGTGTTTTCTGTCCCTGACAGTAGCCCTCTCCACACCCTTGGAAGCATGGTCGATACCACGCTTCGGGATGTTGGCACAGCTCCAATGATAGGAAGACCGTTCAATGATAGGCTTGAGGACTTGCATAATGGCGTGGTGTGCGCATTGGTCAGGGTAGAACGCCGGGATTTGTAGTTCTCGTTCTTTTCCAGACAGACCGTCCTTGATGAAACGAGTCTTGTATGGCGAGAGAAAGTCCATGCGACTCAAGCGTTCGGACAGGTCTTTTGCGTAGTCCTCCAAGTTGTCGCAGACATCTTTCACCATCTTCCGCTTCCTCTTGTTCTGAGAAGCGTTAAGGATAGCCAGCCGACAGTTATCGACCGACACCACCTTTTCATAGAGAAAGCCAAACCTTTTCATGTGCTTTTGTTTCTTATAGGGCTTTCGAGAGTGAACCTACTAACCCTATCCCTCCAAACTATTTTTTACCAATGGGTACGGCGAGACAGTATTTTGATGGATAGACCGTTTAACAAAAGTAGGCGAGAGCCAATGTTCGTGTTGGAATTGGACGAAGTGTTGTTCAAATTAGCCGTAAACAGACCGCAAATCGAGCCATTATTCCAATTGCCGCCGTGTTGGAACACCCGCCAACCAGTGCTACTCCAACAGCCGTCACACATATAGGTGGACTCACTGCCGCTACCAGCCGCCGCAGGAAGCATGACATGAGGGTTGTTGCCAGAGTCAAGACCTTCCTCGGTGATGTAAGAACTGCTCCAATTCGTAGCACCCGTGTAGGAGAGTTTGGCGTAATTGCTTGCGGTATCGTCTGCATACTTGGACGGGTCGTTGCAGACATAGTAAGAGCCGTTGTTCCAGTTCACACCGTCAACCCATTCCCACACATTGCCCCACAGACCCTCGATACCTCTCCACACGACATCGACCTTGCCGTCCGTGCCAGAAGGTCTGCCAGTGAGATTCGGAATACTGTTGCAGGAGCCGGTTTTCAGAGAACCGCTGTTGCCGTCACAGTAACCTCTACCGATTTTGCTCTGCACATTGTTGTCGGCGAACTCAACCAGCATGAGCATTTGCACAGCGGAGAGTGCCGCAATGTCAATCAGGCTCCAACCTGCGCCCTTGCTCTTGGCATTGGAGCGGAACTGCGCTCTCGTCTGAGACACCTGAGGGCTTGCGCCGCTGACGGACTTGTTGTTGGAGGAGGTCTTGTATGCGCCGATGTAGGCGTGGTCACACTCCTTGCCAGCATGATTGAACAGCGGGTGAACGGAGAAACCAGCAGTGGGCTTGTCGGCGATTTTGATATACTCCACATTCCCGGAGCGGTAACGGCGATACCAGAACTTGGGGATTTTCACCATCACATCACCCGTGGAGAGGGTTTCACGCACAATGCCCTTCCAAGGCATGGCATTGTCGAAATCGCTATGACCTGCGCTTGCACCCACGGAAGCAGTGGCAGTCATGCCGACAGCGTTGTCGGTTCTCGCCCAAGCGGGGGACGAAGTACTCTTGTCTCTGCTGATACCGTAGATTTTCACGAAGGACAGCTCCACTTCCTCACTCTGCCCGTCAGAGGTGATTACGACCTGCTCAGAAGCGGTCTCGCTTCCGCTCACTGCTTTCACCGTCCAAGTGCCGACCTCGTGGACTTGGAACTGATAAGTACCCGTGCTGGTCGTGGCAGTGTAGACCGTTTCGTTCAGGGAGCAGGTCAGCGTTGCGCCAGCGGGATAGGTGACATCAATGGTGGCGGTGAAATAGTAGTAGGTGGCTTCGTAGTTCGATACCGCACCTGCCACAGACACTTTGGAAGTAGTGTTATCAGGCTTGGAGTACCCGTCAGCCGCCCCGTACTCGATGTGATAGGTGTGACCGATAGCGACCGTGAAGGAAGTGGTCTTCTGCGTCTTGGTGAGGGTGGCAGTTTTGGTATACTGCCCGTCCGTCTCGTCCACGCAGGTGATGGTGACGCTGGTAAATGCGCTATCATCGTCAATCTCGATGGTGACATTCGCCGTCTCGCCATCGGCGGGAGCCGCAGAAGCCCGGTTGCTCTCATTGGTGGAGAGATTGAACACGCCCTGCGTGGAGTACGGGAAAGCGGCGAAGTAGTAGGTCTTACCCTCGGTCAGACCGTCCACCACATACTCCTCGGTGGCGTACTCACCAAGCTCCTTGTTGTCGATAACCAGCGTACCCTCGCTGGTGTTCGTGGGGTACTGCTCCTCGCTCATGCGAATCATCACGCCGCCAACGGAGCAGAGCAGGTTTCCTGCGCTGTCATAGCTGTCGGCGGGTTCCAGAAATCTCAGTCCGATACTGTTTTTGGATTTTGCGAAAGCGGTGAACTCTCGCATGTTGTTGGGGGCTTGCCCAACTTTCTGCAAAATCTGGTCTACAGTCCATTTTGCTTCTGCCCAACTCATTACTGTACCTCCTCGTTGATAATCAGGCCGTCACTGCTAAAGGTGATGGTCTTCGTTTTCTGCAACAGCTCACCCTCGAACAACTTCTGGACAATCTTGTTCGCAGACACGAAGGTGGTCTCGATTTTCTTTGTGCCGTAGGTCTCGGTGATGGTCTCGCCATCAGAGGAAAAGACGGTCTTGCGGGGGTCAAATCCGTCCGTCTTCACTTCGAGAGCGTCAATCTGGTTTTGCAGATTGCCAGCCACATCCTCACCGAGCTGGTTCTTGATGAACTCGAACCAAGTGGTGAAAAGCTGTTCCTGCTGGCTCTCAAAGGCGGTAATCTCGTTGCGGTAGTCCGTCTTGATGGTCTCGATGATGGTGTCACCCTGCGCTTCCAGATTTTCCACATACGAGGTGAAGCCCTCCTGAGTAGCGTCAGCGGTGTCCTCGAACAAGCCCTTCTGCGTGTCGAAGTAGTTCTGGAAAGCCGTGTACAGGTCAGTCCCGTTCTCCACCATCGACATGAGGGTGTTCAGAGCTTCGTTCATGCGGTTGGCTTCCTTTGCCCCAAAGAACGAGTTGTCCTTGTTGCTGTACACCGTCACATCTTGGAACGAAACCGTCCCATCATCGTTATCGACCTGAGTGTACTTTTTCAGGCCGCTCCAAGTAGCGTCAGTGTAGTTTACAGGTAAAAGCTCCCAAACCATTACAGTTCTCCTCCCTTCATTCCAAAGTTCCATTTGAACATCCGTCTGCCCTCAAACTCATTGGTGAGTCTGTCGTAAAGGTCGAGGATTGCTCCCTCCAATCGGTTGAGTTCCCGGAAATCCATTACATTTCCGTTGTCAACATAAATTGGAGGGTTCCCGTAATCACGGTTCAGGGAGCCGTTGTTCACTGTCTTCAAGTTCTCCTCAAGCTGATTGATTTCGTCAGCATAGAAGTAGTCCGCAGGAGTGCGGTCTTCTCCGAGAGAGACGATGGAGAACTCGTCATAGAGACGGCTTGCCAAGTCTCGGAGATAGGTGAGGTTGTTCTTGATACGGTTGAAGTCACTCGCATTGAACCTGTCCCCGATGTAATTCCCTTCGGAATCAATAGCCCCGTGCCAGTCTGTCTTAGGGGTTTGCCAAGCCATATTTCGCACCTCCTACCCTTCGGGCAGTTACCTTGCCCGAAAAACTCTGATTGAAATTGACGGTGTGTCGGTAGATGTTCACCTTCATGTTGCTATGGAACTCGTTTTCCTGATACACGATGTCGTTCACATCAATCTCCGGGTTTCCTCTCGTGTCGTACTCGTACTCGATACCCGAAGCGTAGTAATCGCCAAGCCACTCGGCGAGGTCGTTCGCCATTCCCATGTCAGACATCATCGGGTTTTCCCACTTGATGGTCTTACCACGGTTGTTAAGGGCTTTGACTGCGTATCGCTCAACGATTTTGTACCGATAACCGTAAATCTCTAAGCGGTATTTGCCCGTCACGCTGAACCGCACGGTGATGTAGTAGTTGCCCGAATCCTCAATGGTGACACCTCCCGTGGTGTTTTCCAGTACGGCTCGGAAGCCGTAGGAGGGTTCGCCGATGAAAAAGGTCTCCACATCACCAGCCTTGACATCCACTTCCTCACCGACAAGACTATCCTCCTGAGTACCGTTCTGGTAGCTGTAGCAGGGGACGATTACCTCTTTGATAAGCTCCTGTTTGATAGCTTTCGGCGAGGAGGTCATGTCGGTTCGGGTCATGGTGAAATCGGTAATGTCACCGAAGCTGAAATTGTTCAGCACAATGCGGTTGAACGGGTCAGCGGTCTTGGTGAACTCGATTTCCATGGTGTCGAAATCGTCAAGGTCGATATGCAGTATCGTGACACGCTCGATTTCGTCCTGCCCAACCTCGTACTCGGTCACGAGCTGACCATCGTTGTAAGTACGGATGGTAAACGCCGCAGGGAGCGTATTGCCGAACACGAACTTTGCACCGTAGTACATACAGGCCACTTCCTGCTCAATCGTGACCACTGGATTCTTTGTGAACAGCCCGTCTTCATCAGAAAGCTCCGCAGAAACGAAGCCGGTGTTGAAGCTCTTGCCGCTGAGGTCACGGGGCAGGAAGAACATCGTCCCGTCAGCCGTGGTGTAATTCGTATTCAGAGAAGCGTACTCGTCCTTCACGGTATCGTCCATGATGTTTTCCGCATGGGAGTACACCGCTTCGGTCTTTGCGCTTGCGCTTGCTTCCGGGACGAAATTGGACTTGATTTGAATAGTGCCGAACCTCGTTTGCGTGAGAACACACCGGCAAGCGTTTGCGATAATCTGTAGTGCTTCTTTGTGCTGCACCCTCGGAATAGGGTTCTTTGTGAAAAGAATCTTGAGCTGAGGGTCGATGTAGTAGTCCGTCAGGCCAGCGTCTTTCAGTACATCCTTAGCCAGCTCGTAGTAGCTCACACCCTCGCCGTTGTACATTCCCTTGTAGTACTCGGAGTCCATGTTTCTGAAAATGTCCTGACAGCGAATTGTGGCGGTGTAATCGTCAGACTCCCACTCCGAACACAACAGCCTGTTCCCTCGAATCCACTCGATTTCCCCGGTCTCCGGGAGCTGGTAGCCGTAGTAGATTTCCATTTCCTGCCCGGTTTCGAGGAAGTTGATTGCAGACTTGGGATTGTCCACATTGAAGTAGTGGTCGTAGTTCTTGAGCTGTACCGAGAAATCAATCTGCGGCACATCCGCACCGATGGGAGACACATAGCTCTCAAGGGTGGAACTCATGACATCTTGGTTGTAGTAGACCAAGCCGTAGCCGAAGCGGATGGAGTAGATACGAACACGGCTCTTGGGGTTCTTCATCGTGTAGAACACGAGCTTCACCTGCGTGGTGTTGGTCAACACTTCCTCAGTGGAGAACACCGCTTGGTCGTTCCCCCGGAACTCGATAACCTGTCCGCTACTGCTCACCATGTCGAAGTCAACCGGGTAGTTTTCTCCGAAATTGATGGTGATACCCTTGAAATCGGTCGCTACGATGTTCAGGTTGATTGTCAGCTCGAAGATAGCTTCCGTCAGGAGCTTTTCGCTGATAATGCCCGTGTCGAGGTATGCACCCGACTGGTTCTCCCTCGGAAGAAAGAACATGGAGCCGTCCACTCTCGTGAAGTTCTCCTCAAGCGTTGCATAGACCGTATCGTCACTCTTTTCGCCGAGTACATTTTTGGCGTTTGCGTAGTACGCAAAATCGCCATCCTCAACCGTGGCTTTTGCCTGTGCTTCTTGGTTAATAAGGCCGAAAGAGAGCATGATGTATGCTCTCTCTCGGAGAGAGGACTTCATGCTGTCTCTATATGCCTTGGAAACCTTCTGCATAAAATCCCTCCTTACTCGCCGCAGTCCACCAGATTCACCTTACAATTCCTGTAGTGTGTCGGTTTTCCGCTACTGTCTGCCCAATAGGGTTCAGCCGTCCTATCACCGGGGTACATCTTGATGGTCTTCCGGGAATTGCTGACGGGGTCTACGAATGTCACATAGACAAAGAAATTGCTGAGTGCGTTGAGAATCTGCGACCACTGTTCAGCGGTGAGCCAAGGCCACTCAAGACCGTCAATCTTGTACTGGTCTCGACCCACACGCTGACCGACAACGGCTCCGTTGGCGTTTCTGCCAGCGTCCACAACCGTTGTCACAATGGGTCGCACCCCTCGCTTGGGAGGGGGCAACTCATAGCCGTTGATTGCGATATAGGACATATCCGCACCTCCTTACTTCACGAACACATAACCGTTGGCCTTGCGCTGGGTGGTTACAGCGTCAGTGACAGTGCGGTTCCCGATTTGAACAATGGTTTGCTCGTTCTTATCGGCCTGTCGGCGCATATCGTCTGCCATCTGAGACAGGGTGGGTTCGATATACTCTCGATAGAACTCCTCCATGCCCTCCTTGAAGCCAGTCACAGAGAAGTTCCTGTTGTTCACCACATCTGCGGAAACCGACTTGGAGAAGGAATCGCTGGTGTAGTACTTGAGAGCAGAGGTGTCCACGGCGAAGCGCATGACGGGGCTTACGCTGGTGAAGGATTTTGCCCAAGTGTTCACGACATCCTTCGTGGTGCTTCCGAGGTTGGAAATACCGAGGTTGTAGCCGAGAACGGTGTCCTCGCCAATCCGCATGAACACCTTGGACGGGGAATTGGAGTCCAACGCCGCCTTGTATGCGTTTTTCGCCGCATTTGCCCACTTGCGCATATACGGTGCAGTGGTGTCATAGAAGTCATTGATACCCGCATTGAAACCGCTCACAACATCCTTGCCGATGTTGTAGAACGCATTGCGGGAGACGATTTCCGTAAACCAGCTCTTGGTGTTGCTTGCCCATGCAGTCATGCTGGACTTGCAGTTGTTGTAGGAGCCAGTGATACCAGAGCCAAAGCCACTCACGATGTCCTTGGCATAGTTCTGGAAGGTGTTGCGGTTGATACCGCCGTAACCGGCTTGGGTAAACCAGTTCTTCACATTGGAAGCCCACGCAATCACCGTGGATTTGCAGGTCTCAGAGCTGGCACTGAGCTGGGTCTTGAAGCCCTCCACCAAGGTTCTCGCCGCATTGCTGTAGTCACCCGACTTAGACTGAATACCGTCAACGAATCCAGTGACGAGATTCTGCCCGACCTCCTTCATGTTGACAAACATGCCGGTGGACAGCTCCACATTGTTGTTGCAGAGGTTTTCAATCTGCGTCAGCAGGTTCTTGTAGTTCTGCAACAGGGTAGCGGCGGTCTGCAACTCAGGGACGGCAACTTCCAGCTTGGTGTTGAGGTTGGAGGTTTGCTCGGAAATGTCCTCCACATCGTTTGCCAGCTTGTCAATCGGGTCTTGCGTGAACCAACCGATAATCGTGTCAATCGTTGCGCTCAGACCCGCAATGGCAGACACTTCCGTGTACCGAACGACCTGACCTGCGAACTCCGTCATGAAGTCCACAAAATCGCTCATGTTGCTGGACAGACCGGGGAGCTTTTCGTTCAAAGCCATCAGCGGCGGGTCGAGCCTGTAGTTCAGCTCGTTTGCCACTGCGACCAGACTCTCCACAAAGAGAATGAACGCCGCCGCCAGCTCCACGAGCAGAGCCGTACCAAGCCCGATTGCCAACGGCAACAGACCC